GTCAGTCATTTACTTTTTCACACTCCTTTCTTCTTCGAGAAGTTCAGATTCCATATTATTTCACTTCCTCAATATTCCCCATTCAGTTAACCGCTTCTCGATATCCCTCATTTCATAATCAGTAAAACTTAAACTCTGATAATGCCTTAAAGATGTAACCGGATCATGCCCCTGGCGCGAATATATTTCATACTCATTAATTCCAGCCTTCAGCATCCAGCTCTCAATAGTCTTCCTCGGAGTCTTAGGCCCTACTTTCGGCTCGATGCCCGCTTTTGCAGACCATCTCTTTAGGTTCTTATTCCAGACATCCCGATGAGGCGGTCTAGGAGCTTCTAGGAAAGCCTTGAATAAATAAGGAAATGTAGAGGGCAATTTGTCTATAGTCCTCTTTACAAGCTTCTGCTTGACCTTCTTCTGTGCGTCCGATGGTAAGATAATCTGGTTTCTCTCCTTGTGATACCAGCTTGGGTTATCATGCAGCCTTTGCAGCTCAATGTATCGAAGTCCTGTGATTACATTGAGTTCGAAGGCTGGTCTATATGTTTTGCCTTGTTTTTTTTCAGGGATGAATTGAAGAAATTTATCGTATTCTTCGACGGTTAGGACTTTTGTGCCGTCGCCGGTTACTAGACCGTTATCCATATATCACACCTCATAAAAACGAATTCTCTCCGTAGAACGCTTTGTTATCACGGTTTGCTTCTATGATTTTGCTCCACCATTCATCTTTTATTTTTTCGTTAACATCGCCCCCCCACCATTCATTCGAACACGCTTCATCCATTATTATGCAAAATAGCTCGTCTGGAATGCCATCCGGTTTATTTACCCAAGAATACTGTTTTAGTTTTTCTTCGATATGTTTTTCATGGCGTTCTTCTCTATCCATTACTCGATCCCATTCTTCATCTAAAGTGCATCCAAAAACATCTTTTTCCCAGGATTGTGGAAAATTAAACAACGATTTATCCAAATTTATTGTATTATTTTTAATTGGTGTAGCACATGTTATAAAATCAGGTTTTTCGCCATGCTCAAACCTTGCCGACATCGCTGCTTTTAAAGCGATGTTCACATGGTTGTTTTGTTGACCTTCGAAAGCATCGACCCACATACCATCTGGCAAATTAAGCGAAACAAGTCGTTTCATTTCAGTTCCGGCAGATTCCGCGCCCCACCCCGCGTCTACCCAATTTATATCAAAACTACGTGTAAACTTTAATCCAGAATCAAAAAACGCAACGCTTGATATATGCACTCCTTTACTATGTTGGATACATGGGAACTCTATAATAATATCCTTATCACTTGGAATCCAAATATTAGATAAAATTAAAATTCCTCTTTCAGTTTGCCAACTATCTGCAATATCAGGCAATTGCCCTCCATAATCTACGGCATTTGCCAACATTGCCCAATAATCCACCGTTACATTTTCTAAATCACCCTTTACTTCTACCCATGTTTTTGTTTCTGGAAGGTAAAAATCTGGAAGGTAATACCACGTTTTACAGCTACCACGGTCTTTGATTTCATACCCTTCTTTTTCATACTCATACTTAATCCCTAGAGTATCAAAGAATACAGCCCATCTAGCTTCTAATCGGCTTCTAAACCTATACCCATTGTATACCGTTTCAATTGGCTTAATTTCCATAAGTAAACCTCTTCACTAGCTAAACAACGGCATAATATAAAAAGGTAGCTATTTTTAATTATAAAAATATTAATATTAATCTATAAGTAAATTTACTTATATACTCAAAAAAGTTAATAATTGAAATCACTACATTTTATCTTAAAAGGTAGTTATAAACAAAGAAATGAATTAATAATCTATATTTTTAATCAGTGTGTTCTTAGCTTCTGCCCATTCAATAACCGATTTAATACACATATGTACTATGAAAATAATCAATGCGGTAACTACACCCCCAATACAAGCCAGATTTTTATCTTCTTGGAGGTACGCTTGATAAGAAATTATCATACAACATATAACTCCAAACCAAATGGGAGTGATATAAACTAAAAAAACTTTTAATATACACAGGAACCTGTCAAATTCCTTCAATCTGGTCATATCTTCACACTCCAGTTTTCCTATCAGAATAATTCTTCACATATGTTTTATGAGATCTTTTTGGGATCATTCTATGACCTGACTGTTTTTCATGTATGATCTTTTTTATTTGTTTAGTAGTTTTAAATTTGCATTGATTACAGGAATACTCAACTATTGTTATTTTTCGACCCATAATACCCCTCAAAATATCTTATTTATTTTTCTTTCCAACCAATCCGGCATCAATTCCCGACACCCAGAATATATAACATCCGTCACTATATGAGTCTCTAACATAAGTACAGCTCCTATAATACTCTCTGTAGGTACTACCTGATGCCCATAATAAGCAGTAATCGGAACCCATAAGAAACAAACAAGAATAAACGGACCCCAAACAGGATTATGTAATATCTCCCGATGTCCCGCATTGGAGTATGGACTCCAGATAATTCCAAAAGGACCCCACAACCTTCTAACAATACTTTTCTCAGAGTCCAGGTCGCAAGTAATAAACAGCGTATAAGGTATTATTCCGAGCCAGAAGGATTGAAGTCCTTGAAAAGATAAATAGCCTGTCTGATAGCCACCAATCGAAGAGAATATGGCGACTGCGAGACAGGCTTTTACGTGGTTCCAGTAGTTCATTCAACCTCTGGAAGTTCAAAAATCGACCACACAACCGCGCCTCTTGGTGGTTTGTATGGAACCGGTTCTGTGAATTTCGTGGGATTTTTGAGATGCCAGAAATACGATTTCCCTCTTATGATTCCAGGCGCGAAACTTCTATATTTCCCCGATTCTTCTTTTGAAAAGTCTACGCCCCCTAATTTTTCACATGATTCTATTTCTACAGTTCCTATAATCTGTCCAGATGGGAAAAGTTTATAGTTATACGGTACAAAATATTTAGATGGGAGAGTTCTTTTGTATTTGTTTTGGAGCTCCCATACGAGGGCACTTACATACTCACAATCGTCTTTTGTAGCAGGGGTTTTACTTGCATAGATAGCAACCCGTTCTCTGATATTCGTAGGTCTGCTCCTGATCTCAATCGTTTTTAATCCCTCTACTATCAATGATGCCCAAGGTTGCCGAACCGCTAAAACTCTCATTTTCATTCCTGGCTGATATTGTTCAGCTTCGATTAATGCGGTTTTTCTGTATTTCATAGTCTTTTGCCTCCTTTACAGCAGATACATATTGCATTTAAGCTATCACTTCATCAATCTTATTCAGAATATGAGCCCCTTTAATCTTCGGATATCTCCCTACCAACAGCCCAAGCACATTCCCAGGTTCCGCGTTGATAGCTACATAATGATAATTCCATTTAGCATCTGTATATTCCACATATACAAGGTTATCTGCTTCCGAATCCTGAATTATATCCTCTATCCGGCATTCACATCTGAAATGCTTTATATCTGTACGGGAGCTTAACAACGTTCTTACAGCTGACTGCTCATCGAATGCTCTAATCATTATGAAATGACTTTTCCATTCTTGAGTATGATAATTGAGAATGTAATGGCTTTCTTCTGGTTCTGGCGCGGTTTCCTGCGTAGCATTTGTTACAGTTACATTAAGGTTAGTACCAAGCACTTTATTTATTATGTCAATAAGCTTCATTTTCTCACCGGTTGTATTCCCGTTCATCCCGGTCAAGATCTTCAGGACGATATTGTTCAGCATCTATTAATGCGGTTTTTCTGTATTTCATATTCTTTTGCCTCCCTTACACGCTGCCAAATGTTGAAAACTCCCAGTACTCCACATAATAACAGCCTGTCTTTCTTCCTGTTCTCTATACTTCAGATATTCTTCAAGTTCTTCATATGTCATGTCACATACCCCCTTTTCTTTTTGTGAATTTTTGTTTGTAGGTCATGGTATCACCAAAAATATTCATAATACACAGTTCCTTTCCACTCAATAGTTATCGATTCTTCAGGATTGTCAATTGATGTAATCGTGTACCCTTCCATTGCGTTTCCAATGTGTGCAATACAATCACCCAAGTCTTTTTCCCCGTCATACCCACTTGTGCAGTCGATGAATACTGTTCCCTTATCTGTGGTCTGGAAAACATTGAATGCGTGATCGAAGTCTCCATCATCATTCAGCGCACAGACAATTCCCGCACGAATGAATTTTTTTTCAGCCGCGTCGTGGAGATCGACAGCGAAATTTCCGCATGTGTAAGTTGGGTATTCATAATCTCTTTTGTCGATGTCGTTTTTAGCAAGGAAATCCATCAATTCTTCATACGTGGGATTATGAGCATAGCGATTGTTACGAATTTTGAGTTTATCGCCGGCGGCATCACAAAGATAAACACCGTTTTCATTGATGAGATACTCTCCTGAAAATCCACTCATCCATTTATTGAACTGGGCATTTGTTGGCATTTCACTGTTTTTCGAGGGGGTTGCTG